CTTCGGATAATGAGCAATTATCCACTCGTTTACAAACCACAATGTCACATATGTTATCTTACACCTGCGATGTAGTCAAATCTACATTCTCATTGATGAGCACGTACCCTAAGACGGTATTGGCCATCAGCGTGACTTCATATGGCTTGGTCAAGTTGATTAAGCACCATGCGAAACTGTATAACCAGCAGAATCCTTTTGAGTATATTCCTTCTGAAGAGACCAACTGGCTGCTGGTAAGACAAGTTCGTAATGTTATGAAGCACCAATATGCAGCTGTCAAATATCAGATGATGACTGTCGGTGGATTGTACCAAACGAATGTCAAACAATTATCCGAAGAAATCGAGATGACTATTATCAGAAAACCAGATTTGAGACCAATTCTCGTGCCTAATGGAGACAGTATTGATATAATACCTGTTAACTCCATGCATTCACACCCCGCTTCCGCGCAATATCGTTCATCAGCCAACACTTATATGAATGATTGTGTAATACGCGCCGGGTATAGACCATACAATGTTTCTAAGTCACGAAGAGACATTGAAGACGGATGCCGTTACTTCTACCATTCTAAAGACTTGAGTATCAGGTATAGTAATGATGAAATACAAGACCAATCAGTCTTTATCATGACTGATGTCGATTACTATGTTGACCTGCCTAGATGGTTGAAGTTATTCCGTCCCATTGTGATGTACACTCTTTCCCCAACCAAACTGTCATGTACTGGACCAAACGACAAGACAGAATATCGGTTTAATATAGACGGTAATTTTGTTCACTATCATGTGAGTGGTGGTGGGGAATACACACATCAGCTATGGAACTATACGGGAGACACTGTGACTTGTGTCGATGATGAAGGCAATTTATTAACCTTTGATATTGAACAACGTAAGGTTAAAGGAGACGAACAACATCGTCTAATCTGGCTGTTACCACGTAGCAAGGTAACTAACCCTCTTTGGCATTATCTGCGATTAGATTGGGAAAACAATTTGCTAAAGAGGAAGGACATGACGCTCAAGGGATTTAACTATCTACTGGAGCCGATTGAAGATAATTTGTCAATCGGATTAATTGGCAC